ATATGATGAATATTCTTTTTGACACCTGATATGTGTCCATACAGGGATACGATGTGTTCTCTAGTTGTTTTAGGTTCAATAGCCATTAAGTTCTATTCCTTGCTCTTATAATTTGTTCTTCTGGGGATAATAAAGCTGTCTCTGTGGCTGTCAACCCTGTAGTTGGTATCACGTCCGCTCTTGGTGGAGGTGCTATCACATTACCAGTTCGAGGTAACTGTGGTGCTGCAGTAGGTGCAGGAGCATCATCTAATAAAAAGTCTCCTGGATTAATAAAGTTATCAAAATTAAAATCTAATCTTAAACTATTAAAATTAAATCTTAACTGCTGTAGTGTAGGTAGTGCTATCCTAAAAGGATTAGGTTCACCTATATTTCTAGATATTTCTTGAAATCTAGCTTGTATGTCTTCTGATGGAAAATAAGATTTAAATACTCCTTTGTTTAAAGAGTTATATGTATCTTGTGATAATTGTCTTTCTTGAAATTCTTTTTTAAGATTACCAGTTGATACACCTAATAGTTGTGCTGCTTTCAAATCTCTATACATTTCTTTTTGCACATTAAATCTTGATCTGTTACTGGCGATAAATCTTTCGATAACATCATTTGGTGTTTTTCTACCACCGGATAGCACACCAAAGGCACCACCTGTAAACTCTCTTCTAGCGTTACGGATACCAGCTTGATAGTTTGTAATTTTAAAACCCATGGCATCTAATGGTTTAATATCGACGCCCCTAAATCCAAAGAATCCTGCTACCTCTGGTAATACTCTGTATTCTTCTCCTCTTTTACCAACACCAAGAAAAGGACCAACGGTATCTGTTGCACCTAAACCTATTCTAACAAACTGTTTATATGAAGGTGCTAATGCTACAGCTAAGTGTCTAATCTGTATTGCTAGTTTATCACCAGCTGCTGTTTGGTCCGTGTACAGTTGTCTACCTTCCTGTGTTCTACCACCTCTAAACCAAATATCATTCATGGCTTCTGTAAAAATGGACTCTGATATAAATGGGTCTGATATCTCACCAAATGCTTCTATGCTACCTCTAGCAAAACTATCTAACAAAGCTTTTTCATTTTCTTCACCTTTTTGTACGTTGTTTAATAGTGTAACAAATGGTCTGGCTAATGTGTCGTAAGCGTTACCATGACTAAAATCTACATACATTAAATCACCGTTCTCTTTTCTAATAGGTACAATTGTAGAGTTTTGAGACCACTCTGGTAAAAATCTTCTCATAGCTTTTAATTCATCTTCTGTAATGTCGTATAAAGCTCTAGCACCTTCTGCCACTGCGGTTGGCACCACCACTGTGGTTGTAGCCATACCAGCTATTCTTTTTAAACCAATACCTTTCAATGGGTTTGTACTTTTAAAATAGTTTACACTACCCGTTACAGGGTCTCTTATTTCTTTTAATGCACGTTCTACTATGTTTGTAGATGTTCTTAATATTTCAGATGGAAAAGACATGAAGTTACCAAATGGTAATACTCTTAACGCTCTAACTGTATCAGACACATACGCATAGTTTGGCACTGTGTTTCTAACAATATCTGCTGCTTCTTCTTTTATTTGTTGTGTTGTTCTAGATGTTCCGTATGCTTTAGCAAGACGTTTTCTCTCAATAGCATAGTTATATATTTTAAATAAATCGTCCTCTGCTACGTATAAATCTTGAAAAAACTTTTGCCCTTTTTTTAATTTGTTTAACATTGGACGTAAGAAGTTGTCTGTGTTTAACATACCCTCACCAAACTTAACATCTCTTAACAAATTCATAAGATCTCCTATTTGAACCTGTGAGTTTACAACACCAAGTTCTAATAGTTCTTGATAAGCTTTATTAGCTGCCTCACCTCTTGTGCCTACTTGTAAAGCACCGAAAGATTCTTCAAAGGCTTCTTTAAT